TGTGTTGGCATATTGGTGATATATTGCAAAAATAGTATCATCACTTGTTTTTGTTAAAATGCCTTTTAACTCATACCATTGGTCTTGGGTTGGAGATGCTTGAACAGTAATATTATCACTTGAAGATGCACCAAATCGTGTAAATATTTGTGTACACAAAGCATTAGTTACTCTAACTCTTGCTATACCATAATATGTATTACCAGTCTTTGTATTTACACCGTTTGCATATGCGACAGGCGAAGCATCAGTTCCATCACCAGTATTTGATAATATTTGATTTATAACACTATTTGTACTATCAACTGAACTCCAATTTGTTGTACCATCACTAAAGTCACCGTTACTTACTAACTGCGAATATGTCAAACCTTTTACGCTTGGTTGTTGTACGCTTTCTTTTGCTATTCCTACGCCTACGCCATTTTTGCCCTCGCTTGGTGTGAACACGTTGCCTATGTACGGTGTGCTGTTCGTGAGGTTGTCATCTTCGTAGAGGTACACATCTGTGCCACTGTTAGGGAAGTATAGCGTGATATCTTTATCGAGTAATGTTGTACCGATGATCGCTGTGCCGTTTTCGTCAAGCACGTTGTATGTAGTAGTTCCGTTATCTGTGGTAACTGTTACGGCTGCGGTTTCGTCATCGAGTGAACTTGGCACGTGCATTTTAAATAGCACATAGCCAGTGAGTTCTTTGAAATCGAGAACGAGGTCGGCATCTGTTGTATTGCTTGCTTGATGAATCTGTAACACGTTGGTTTCATACGAACCTAATCCCTCACTACCGTAATGCGTGGAAGCATCGAATACTTCGGCATCAATTACGATACTGTCTTTCAAGTTCTTATACGTGGATTTTTTCATTGCGTTACTTGCATCGCTATCATTCATGATGAGCATATCGTCATCACTCCACGATGTTTTTTGTGCGTAACCGCTGAAATCTTCATCGACTTTAGCAGGTAATGATGTATTGTTGATTGTATTGATTTGACCTTGTAAGTCTGTGTCAAGTGTATCAACTGCATTATCAACGTAAGTTTCGCTTGCTAAACCACTTATAATATCGTCTAAAGGAACGGCTGTTGTTGCACCGCTTCGTAATGTGAATGTTAAATCTTTAGTGCCGTTATCGTATGTGATACCAACAATAGAACTTTCGGTAGGTAAATCGATTGTATCAGTGCTGTCATCGTAGTATGTAACGGTTAATACATATGTTGAAGAGTTCATGGTTATTGATTTAATAACTGTATCTAGTTGTTCTTTTACCGCTTCAACACTTGGATATTTTGTATCATTTACAACACTGAAATTGATTGCTTTATTTGCTAGCAATTCTTTCAAATCAAGCGTGTCCTTAACTAACTTCTCACTAGGATAATGTGTATTGTCTGGTGTCGCTTGAAATGATGTGACTTTGTTTGCTTCATCTTCTTTCAAGTCTAGGTTAGTATCAACATCGCCCTCTGCGGTTGTAACACTGTTAAACTCTACATCATCGTCTGTTTTGACGCTTTGGTCTAGTAACGCATTCTTTGCTAATTGTGTAGCATACGAAATGCTCGCACCATCTGTACCGATATTGCGTGCGTATTTAACACTATCTTCTGCTGTACCCTCTGTGGCATAATCAGCAATTAGCATAAAATCAGTCGCACCACCAGTAAGCGAGGCAACAAGTGCGTCCAGTTCCGCTAGTTCTGTGTACAATACATTTAAGACGGTTGCTAGTCCATCTGGTGTTTGGTTGTTATATGTATCACTTGGGATAACCGTTTTCTTGAATGTCAGCGTTGTAGATTGTGTTTGTTCTTTAATAGGAATATTGTATAGTTCGTCTTGGTCTACCCAATCCGTTCCATCAAATTCCCACGATGTATAGGTTTCATCATCTGTTTGGAATACGTTGACATAATCATTCTCACTAGGGATTGCATTTGTTCGACTTCCCTCTGTTGTAGCATCACCGAATAACACTTTAATTTCAGCGTTGATCGTAGCATCTACGGTTGAAGATGTTGCATAATATCCTAGTTCCTCGTCTACATCCTCTTTAGCAAGTCGACTAAATGACATTGAATATGTCGAGTTTTGATTGCTTAACAAAATACCTGTGATACCTACATCTAATGGCAACACATACAACGACCAATTATCTTCTTGGTGTGCATCTGGTACAATTGCCAACACACTTTCTTCATCAGTCACTCGTGTCATTTTGATTGCAGGCACAGGATTTACACCCGTTAAGCCTATAAATTGTTCTGGTAAGTAATTCACCGCCACCGAATCAGTGCCATATGGTGCGTAGAAATATTGATAATCTACACGCTGGCTGGCTTTGATTGGGCTTGCTGTTGTGATTTTTGTTAATGTGTTATCTGTCGTGTTTAGTTTGTGTATAATGTTTCTTGTAGCCATTGTTTCACTCCTTTACATATCGCTTACGTTTGGATCGTAGCGTAATAAGTTTGCATAAATTTTTATACATGATGTATCTGTATAATTGAACGCAAAGTATAGTTTTTTATAATCTGCGTGTGATGAATTGTTGTTATAAATTGCCCACGATTTGCCTGTTGCTGAATTGATAGTAAAATATTCATAGTCGCTTGTATCAAATGTGATTGTACTACTAGAATCTTCGCCATCTTTTTTATGTGTATCATAAATTGTATATCGTGGATTGGTGTCATATATCGCAACACCTATGCTTTGTGATACACCTAGTTCTTTAATCAATGAATTGTTTTGTAAGAAATAATCACCTATGAACAATCCCTCAACATCACTAATACAATGCAAGATTGCTGTCATACCTAGTTTTTCATTTGGTCCTTTGTATACATTCTCTAGTGGTACATCAATGTCGTAATTACTTGTATACGCACTGACAGGATGTGTGTCTGCGGTTACGGTTGATTCATGCCCAAATTGAAATCTACACGATGTCACTTGTCCGTAACTATCTGTATACACAACTGGATTTAATTTTTTACCAATCGTGTCACTTGCTAATTGATATCCTGCAATAGTCTTATTCAAGAACTGTGCATTGAATACGAATGATTGCCCCATTGGAATACTTTGTACGCTCATTGCTATATACGTTGATGAATCACGTGTAAATAGACAATTGTATATTGGCGTATCTTGTGATGCGGACCACGAGAACGCATTGAATAACGGATATCGTATATTGTCATTCATATATGATGTATCTGTTTTGCGTGTTGTACTAAATTCGATGTACTCCTCATATATAGGATTGAACAGCACTTCACGTTTAGTCACTGTAAATGGGCTTACATACGTTTTTTTAACATTTGTGTACGGATTTAACTGTGAATGGTTTTTAACCAATAAGAACGTAACGTCCATTGATGTATCACGTACTAGGAACTGTCGTTTAATAATTGTATAACCATTGCTGTCATAATCCCACTTGCTAGGTATTGTTGGACTATCCTTTTCAAAGTAACGAACTGTGATATGATATTGGTCGTTACCTAGTCTATTGATAAATTGTTTGTTTGCTATACCGAAGCGTGATAAATCTAGTTTGCTATCTTTTTGGTCGTTTGACACCGTTGTAACCAAGTTCACTCTGTCATAATCGTATCGTACTTGCGCTACATCAAAATCACGAATAGGTTGATAGTAAAATGTCATTTCAATCTCATCAATATCTTGTGCTGAATATTCACTTACACCGTATAAGTTATATATCGCTTTTCGTATGGCTTGTGATAACACATCTTTTGGTCCAAGATACACTTCACCGTAATCGTATTCTGTTCCAACATTATAAATTACATTGTCACCCTCTACAAAATATGGTGTATTGTTACGATAATCATCTTTGTATACTTCGGTGCTATCTCGTTCTTCGGTTAGTAAATCCCATTCATCTTTTGATACAATTTTAATAAGTACATTTGTTTGTGTTCCCTCTGTATCGGTATCAATATTTTTTGCCCGTGCATCAATGATTCTACGGATTCCACTATCTAATACGAACTGCGCATCACTGTCACTGTACTTTTGATTGCTTGATCGTACTGTCACACCATCATCTGGATTGGGATAGTATGTTCCACCTGCAATCAAGTCGCCCTCATATGTTGCATTTTTTACTTTGCTATAAACACGATAACCATAGTCGGTTATATCACTTTCAATAATCATTCCATCAACACGTGAAAATGAAACTGATGAGCCTATATCACGTAGTAATATATGTCCTATTTCACCATCACTATTTAATGTTGGGATTGCGTTTAATGCTCGAAACATATCCGTACAAGTAACTAAAAAGTTACCACCTGAATATTCTTTCTCATCGGCAACAACATTTAAAAATGTCTGTGTTGCTGTTGCGATTGAGATTGGCTCTGTCTTTCCATAAAATGCTGTGTTAATAAGTCGTTCTAAATGTTCTTTGTAGGTAAGTTTGTCACCATCCCATGTATCAAACAATCTATCTGGATGTTGATAGAATGCTAATTTAAATACAAGTTCTAGTAACTCTATCTCGTGTTGCCATTTTCCGTTGCTTGTACGTGTAACTCTGTCTTTCTTTACCATACAATCAAATACTTCACTATTGATAGTAAGTTCCACATCACTAAAATCAGCATACGGTGTAGATGATGTTGAATTGATTAGCAACAATGTTCCCATATCAAATTCTTCTGTACCATCATCAATCCATTCTGTGCCTTGTTCTACTGCTACTGTAACGCTGTTTATCTTTACACTAATCATAATATCCACCTGTACCCATTGACATCATTACACCACGTTCTAGGATAATACGTTTGTTCTCTAATGCCAAGTTATGTGATGTAACTGAATCTGTGATACCTTTTACCGCAATGTCTGTAACAATAGCACCACCAACTGTAACTGGTGCTAATGGTCCACTTGCCACACCAATCAACAAGTAACTAACACCTTTTTTACCAATGTCAATCGCTCGTTCTAGTCGTGCGTTTCCTAGTTGTCCAACAATAGCCGAACTTCCTGCGGTTAATATTTTCTTTCCATACATAATACCAATACCTGTGAGTGCTGCATCTTTCACAGTTATGTCACGATTTAATAATGCACTGCTTGCATTCGATACATCTTGTGGCGGGTCTTGACTAAACCCTTGTGCTTCACCTTTAGGGATTACATGCTCATATTTAGGCATCTGCTTCAATCCAATCAACAAGCATTATTACAACACCGTTGATGCGTACTGCACGTGTAGCGCCTGTTAAATGTGCTGTGTATTCAAAGTCTGTGCCATCAAATGTATTTACTAAATCGTATTCTTGGTCTTTGTCCTCTTTATTCATACATACGCTATATAGATGCTCTGTAAAATAATCACTTTCATATGTTACTTGTAACTTACTTGCTAATGTAGTTGCTGTGTTGTGCCCTTTACCAACATCTGTTGCGTTTGAGAATATTGCATTCCCTTGTGTTCCTGTGTTATCTTCAACAAGTTTTAGCGTTTTATACGCATCTTTCACTGTTCCACTACCTGCACCCGTACCTGTTGCAACAAACTCAACACCGACCGTATTAGCACTTGCTCCAAGCAATGTGAAATCTGTTGTACCTGTTGTGATAATTTCATATGTACGACCTACAACAAATGATCCCGCTGTAATAATATCGTTTTTACGCATCTTCCATACATCAGTATCTTTTGCAATATATCCGTATTTGATTGCGGTTAAGTATACATCAATTTTATAACGTGCGTATACGTTGCCACCCTCAACCATAACACTAGGCTGTTTGTTACCACGTACTGTTTTAATAGATACGGTATAACCATCTAATGTGAATTGTTTGTTCGTAAAGAAATAATCACGAAACTCATTTAATGCTGTTTTCACATCATCAACGTGTTGTAAGCGGAACATAATTTGATATTGTAAAGTGTAATCACTTCTATCCATTGCGTTTACGCTTGGCGTTTCTTGGTTATATTCTTCTGTGACTGGGATAACCTCTACTCGTTCGTAATCAAATGCGCTTAATGAACTTTGGTCGATTACATATGGTATGCCATTGTACATAACAAACTCATAACCACCCTCAAAAAGTAAACCTGGTGTGTTAAGGTTTAGCGTTGTTACTATCTTGTCATATAATAATTTCTTAAAATCAGCCAATTTGCATACCTCCCATTGATACTAGGATATTATTTTGATTGTCTAATAACGCTCGGTTTTCCTCGTTATAATCGACTAACAATCCCATTTGTTCACTTGCTATGATACGGTTAATTTTACCAGTGGCACGCACTGATATAAAACCTTTGTTCTTTGTAATCATCTTACCACTTATCCAATGTCGAAAACCCTCTTCTTGTGGCTCGATATATGGTACTTCGTTGTCGTTGTACACGGCACGCATTTCGTATTCTGTTTCAAAGAATGATGCACCGTGATTTGTCATATTGAATGTGTCTGCAAACTCTGCCATGTTTGATACTACTGCGTTGCGTAAATCAAATAATGTCACGATACACGTAGTTCCCATTCGTAGTAATCTTGATTACGGTATTTGCTACCTTTCATCAATACTGGCTTTTGAATAGCGGACACGATTGTATTGTAATCTTGTTGGTTGACATCATTGCGTGGCGTTGGTGTGAATGAAATACGGTCGTGTTCTTCAAAGTTTAATTGTGAACTTGTTAAGATAACTGTTTCTGTAACCGTACGATACGTGCTACTCATCGGTACTTCGATTCTACGTGACTTTTCTCGTACATTGCAATAGAATGCTAGCCCCTCGACTTCGTGCGATGTGGTGTCAGTATACGGCTTGTCATCACCTTTAATATATTGCTTGCGTTTAAATAAATAACCGACCTTTTCTTTGTACCGTTGTTTCATTAGTAACCAACTCGCCAGTCATCTTCATCAATATATCCGCTAAACTCACCTTTGAAATATAACCCTGCTTTGCGTAATGGTGTGCGTACTGTTTCTGGTAAGTCTTTCTCACCTGCCATAATTTCTAGATCAAGGTCAAAGTCATCCGCTAAAATCACAAGCAAAGATAACGCACGTACTATCGCATCACGTTCACCGTTTGCGTTTGCATATACTGCGTATTCGATATGGTCTATATTGCGATAACGTAACTGTTTGTAATTGTATACGCTACGTGTATAATCATCGTGTAATAATTGCCCCATGTTTTTCAAGCGCCAATCAATGTTACCCCACAATGTTGCGATGTGTGGTTTACCACTGTATTCGATTGCGCCTGCTTCGGTTAAGTAATAGTAATGCCCATCTGTGTCATATGCTACATAATCGTTTGTGTCTAATGCCATTGTTTCACCTCATTTAATAAAATAGGGTAGGGCTTTGAAACCCTACCCATTTAGGTTAGTCTGCTATAAATTCTCTGTTGCACTGTTGTCATGGATTTTCAAAATCGCACGACTTGCGTTAGTAAGTTTGAATCCACTTACCATTTCAACTTCTGCTACAACACCATTGTATCGTGGCATACCGTTGAAGATTCCTACTACATCAACACTGGTTACGATTGATAATGCATCATGGTCGTATACGATAAACTCAAGAGCATCGTTTGTTGCATCCCATGTGATATCATCGGTTGTACCGTTAATGTTAGTCAAGTTACCTGCAGCATCGCTTAAACTTTCATATTCAAGCACGTTTAATCCTGCGATACGTCCTACATAAGCATCACGAACAACTTGGTTGTCCATATCTACTGCACGTTGGAACTCATCACTTTTCAGTAATTTACCATATGTAGTAGGTGATACGATGATTGTATCTGGATTTGCTTTCAATGCACGCAATGCTTGGCGTGCGTCTACGATTGTATCATAGATATCATTTGCTGCGGTTAATGTAGTTACGTTGCTTGCTACACGAATACCATCAGCGTCTACGATTGCACTTACACCATCAAGTGTCCACGCTGCACGAACTTCTTGTACTGCTAGTTCTAATTCAGCAGCAGCGATTCCGTATGCTACACTTGCAACTGTTGCACCGTAAATCTTACGAGCACGGTTGTATTGTTTGTTCAATGAGATAGTAATTAAACTATCGCCAACTACTGTTTCAGTAAAGTCAGCACCAGGTGCGGTTGATGTTACTGTTGCAATACCTGGTTTGTGTACCATAATTTGTCCTGCTGGACCAATTTGATACTTGTCTGTGAATGATAAGCCAGGTTGTAATACGTTCCCAGCAAATAGGTTAGGCTCTACTAGCGGACTAAATTTGTCATCGACATAATGTCCAGTAGATGCGGGATATAATAAATTTGCCATGTTTTTCTACTCCTTATTTTTTTAGGTATTTTTGGTATTTCTTACTTTGATAATTCTGTGCCATATACGCTTCCACTTCGGCATCTTTACCGCTGGGAGGTGTGGTGTTGTTCGGGTCTTGAAATCCAATCTGTACACCATCTTTTTGCAAGAATATCGGGTACTTCTTAACAACATCTGGTAGTTTGTCAGGGTCGTTGCCTGCTAGTACAAGAGCGTCCTCTAGTGCATCGGTGCGAATACCTAACTCGCTAGCCTTTAATTGTGCTTGATACTTCGCTTGAGTTGATTGCCATTCCGCTTCTTTTGTCTTGTAAGCGTCTAATTGTTCCTGCAACTTTTGTTGCTCGGTTTTCTGGCTATCAATCAATTCTTTAACTCGTTTCAATCCCTCCGCTTCAAATACGTTTACACCGAGTTCTTGTGATAACTCACGTAATACTTCGGTTTTCGTAAACTTCTTCTCTGTCGGTGGTGTGTCTGGTGTTGGTGGAGTTGCAGGCGGTGTGTCCGCTGGTGGCGGTGTTCCGTCTGGCGTTCCATCATCAAACCATACTTGTTCATAATCCATTGTGTTTCCTCCTTTTAAAGTCTGTATGACTATTTCTATCCGCATATCGGTGCGTGCCGTTTATCTTCTCGCTGTTAAGCGATTATAAATGGGAATATTTTTGTTAATTCAATCTCGTTTAATATCAATGCTAGATTACTCACTCGTGTATTCGGTATCGTTGCATCACGTTTGTATATACCCTCTGCTGTGATGAGTGTTTTGATATCACGTGGTTGCATATTGCTACGTTCTAGTTCTTTCACGATATCTATATTCTGTGATACAAGGTAATCCATTAGTTCGTTACTTGCTTCGTTTAATATCTCTCTACGTGGTAAGTTCATATCACGATCAGCCACATCATTCGGTATGCGTACGTTTGCAATGCGTTGATACGGTACACTATTACGCCTTAACTCACGCCATACGAATTTACCTTTTGATGAACTGTTAAGCATATCATCATATAAGTTACCACTGCCTGGATATACATAACTACTGCCACCGTGAAATCGTATGTATAAATCGCCATTCATTTCAGCAATCGCACTCACGTTGCTTGATAACACTGTCGTAAACCCTGCACGGTTAATCCGTTGCTGTTCCTCTGGTGTATGTTGCAATCGTTTGTAATCTCTGCCTTTATCTTCTAATACATATGGCATAATTGACTACCACCTTTTTACTCTTGTTGTTCTGTCGGTGACGGTGTAGCATTTTGTGGCGTAACTGTGCCATCGTTATTTTCGTTGACCGCTATGATATCTACACCCATTTCACTGATTTCATCTTCAGTGTCTTGGTTTTCCGCTTGCAATGCACTGGCTTCGGCTGTGGATATGCTATTATATCCGTTTTCTAATTTAACCCTAGCACTGATTGCTAGTTGCTCACGTTCTGTCATATCATCATGTACATAGCGTACACCCGTTAAGATATCCCAACTTGTGCCGATACCTTGTTGTACTTCTTCTGTACGGTCACGTTTTGATTTGATAATGTAATCGTTGAATGTAACTAACACTTTGGCTTCAGGTACTCTACCTACGGTAAATGTACCATCTGGCATTTCTTTCATACCTTTAACCATATGATAGAAATCTAGTGTAGTTGTTAGTATTGGCTCTAGGAACTCAACCCATAACTCACTCTTTTTGTTACGTGTTCGGATTGATACCTTTTCTCGCTCCTGTTGGCTTGCTTCGCTTGATGCGATACTTTCTAGCCCTGTTACACCAACTGTGAGTGGGCTTAATCCTGCGTTGTTTAATGTGTCCGCTAGACATATCTTCCAACTCTCAATGTATTTCTCTGCACGGATATCACCTTGTGCATATTGTATTTTCTGTTTGTCTGTGTTCTCGCTTGGACTATCTGCGAATAGTATATGGTCTTTCGTAAACTCATCTGGATATTGATACTCTGCGTTAGTACCTTTAATCATCATTTCTTCTGGGAAGTAACGATGCAGTTTACCATCACGCATTTCTTGAATCCACGTTGATTTGATTTCATCAAGTGCATCCATTAGTCCATACGATCCAGCGTAGTCGCTTTCACCTAGTACACTATAACGGAACTCACTGTTCGGTAGTTTGTTCGGTTTATAGCCTGATAACTTGTTAAAGTAACCAATGAAATCAACACGCTTACGCTCTGCTGTTTCAGGTAGTTCACTTAACTCACACGCTAACCATTCACCCTTGCTGTCTTGTGCGTTGGTTTTAAATGTTAGTTTCTCTAGTTTATAATCAATGTATGCACCCTTTGTACTTACACCGTATATCTCACTTAATCGGTATTTGCTAGCGCCTTTCTCGTAATAGATATAGAATATATCCTCAACGATACGACCGCTTATAACGTTATTTGTGTAGTTTTCTGGTTGCCACATTTCAATGATTGGATAATCACTAACCAATGGATTGAATGATAACTTCCAAGCAACCCCACCACTCCATGATTCTGTTTCAATCGACTTGCCTAGTAAGTTCTTAAACTTGTTATCAGCAAGGATTTCATCCAACATTTCTTGTAACTTAACTTCATCCTTACCCTCGACTTTTATCTCGTAACCGTTACCTACGATTAAATCAACCATTTTCTCACTAATTAACTGTGGTATACCTGTATGTATCTTGCGTATATCACGTTTCGTATTAGCCCAGAAGTAGTTGTTGCTTTCGCTTACTTCGTTGTTACGGATAAAATTCTTCGCTTCTGTACGGTAGAAATATGCTAAATCTTGTTCGATACCACTATACCATACCGAGCCCTCTAGCAATCTACGTGTCATGTGTTTATTGGTGTGCGGTGCTTTGATCGTTGTTAGTAGATGATTATATTCCATTTGCCGTGTTGCTCCTTTCTGGTATAGTTGTATGCGTTTATCTATTGCCTTGTTAACCCATGTAATTGGATTGATTGCTTTAAGTATACCCATTATTCATCTTTCACCACCTTTAAATGTCCAACCATTTTACTGATATATCGTGATTCGCCATACTCACTTGCATCTACTCTGTCTTTGTGTAAATGCTTTGAGAACTTGCGTATATCGGTCTTGCTACTGTTATCGACTACCGCTTTGGTAAAACTATCGTATATAGGCTCTGTCTTTTGTGTGAACAATTTACGCCCTTTATCGAATATGCGTATACCGTAATCACATCTGTCAATGATTGTGTATTTATATGCTTTCCAAGTGCGTAAGCCGTATTCATCCTTACCACGCTTGTCCATTGATAATCGCATAATCTTTGCTGCACTATCTATGAAGTTACCTTGAAAGTATACGCTGTATCGTTCCCAATACGGTGCAAACCATACAACAAAGCGTTCCCATATCGTATCAAAGTCAACATCGTTAAACTCAATGAAATCAACGTCAACAACTTCCGCATATCCTCGTGTAAATAGTTTTAGCACGAATACGTTGTTATCAGTACCACCGACATCTTGCCCTATTGTCATTACTTCGATACCTCGTGGATTTATCCAAGCATACGCCTTTGTGTCCTCTGGCGGTGCTAGTAAGTCCATATACACGATGTTCTTCTCACGTGACATATAATCTGCATAGATTACACCCTCACGGATTCCTCGTATACCTAGTATCTTTGTTTTCCATTGGTATGAGTTCTTCGGTGTGTTGTCGATTAAGTTCTTGCGTTGTAACTGTGTCATAGTTGGATTGTCATCAAAAGTGAAAAAGTAATAACGGTATGAATCATCCTCTACACTGCGGTTTAGTTCTTCCCACGTTTCAGGTGGTACTTGGTCTGCCCATTTGTCCAGTGGTCTACCTTTATTCATATAGTCCGTGTAGACTAACGTGTCTGGGTCACCACCATTGCAACTAGCATAC